AAAAAACATTGGATGATTTGGGTATTGATATTAGTTTTGGGGATTATATTGGTTATTATGAAAGTGAAACGGTAGTTAGATACTATACGGTAAATAACGATGGTCGTGTTATTTCGGATAACAAACATTCGTATGGGGGCTATAAACCATTTTATCGCACTATTAGTGCATCACCTGTTGGTCCAAACGAATTTAGAGGATTATAATATATATTAATATGGGATTACCTAAAAAAATAAAAAAGACATTACCATTAACACAACCAAGAACTTTATATCCTAGAAGACAGGAATTAAAGGAGATGATTGAACGCGATGGAACTTATCTTCCCAAATCATTACTTCACGCAGATCTTGATCGTGGATTTTTGGATTTTGTTAGGGATGAATTAAAATGTGTTGTTGAGGGAAAAACGGTTCCAATGGTTGATATTTTAATATCCACACAAAATTGGTCTCAATTTGTTGAAACTTGGGATTTCCAAAATATTGATAAAAATACCGAACCACCCCTTATTACTGTCATTAGAACACCTGAAGTTAAATACGGAACAAATCCGGCATTAAGGTATAATATACCAAATAGAAGGCAATATTATTATGCTCAAGTACCAACTTGGGATGGTCAAAGACACGGTATGGATATCTATAAAATACCACAACCCGTTCCTGTTGATATAAAATATACTGTTGCAATTATTTGTAATAGAATGAGAGAACTCAATAAGTTTAACCAAATCATATTGGAGAAATTCTCATCAAGACAAGCATATCAAAACATTAAAGGACACTACATTCCAATTGTTAACGACGATATAACAGACGAATCAGTGTTAGATCTTGAGAAAAGAAAAGTATATATTCAAAAATACACATTCACAATGTTGGGATTTTTAATTGATGAAGATGAGTTTGAGGTTCAACCTGCGGTTACAAGAATTTTTCAAATGTATGAAGTTGATACACAAATAAAAAAGAAACGACAAAAAAGGGAAGAACCAAATATACCATCGGATTATATTCCAACATATCCATCAGGAGTAACGGAATCTATCCAAACCTTTGAATATACTGTTAATTTAACTTTAGGTGAAACAACTAATGTTGATAATTTTAGTGTATACATTAATGGTGACTATTATGGTGATAATATTGAGTTTATACAAATCAATACAAATGATGTATTAAGGATAACAGTTGTTAAACCAAACGAGTCTGATGGTACCAAAATTATATATAACCAAGAGTTATTATAATCAATCTTCCCCATAAATATCTTTTTTCTCCTTACACTTTTCAAATATAAGGTTTTCCAAAAAACGATACATTTTGATCCCACGTTTATCACAATAACGTTTTAAAACTTCGTGCGACTCAACTGAAATCTTTAAATTCTTTATTTTTTTAACATCTTCACTCATAGGTAGAAAAAAGGTAGAATAAAATCATACCATAATATAAATAGTTTCATATAAGTAAAGTTTTTGCTTAAAACTCCAATATTTATATAATAAAATAAATCTATAAACAAACAAACAAAATGGCAACTAACAGTAAAGTATTTGTATCACCAGGTGTATATACTTCAGAAGTAGACTTAAGTTTCGTTGCACAAAGCGTTGGTGTTACCACTTTAGGTATTGTGGGGGAGACTTTAAAAGGACCTGCTTTCGAACCAATCTTTATCAGAAACTTTGATGAATTTACTGCATTTTTTGGTGGAACATCTGCTGAGAAATTCGTAAATACTCAAATCCCTAAATATGAAGCGGCTTACATCGCAAAATCATATTTACAACAATCTAACCAATTATTCGTAACAAGAGTATTGGGATTATCAGGTTATGATGCAGGACCATCTTGGTCTATCGTAACTGTGGCAAACGTTGATCCAACAACAATCGGATTTGATTGTGCTAGTGGTGAGACAGTAGATTGTAACTTTGTATGTACATCAGCACATACATTTGATATTAATGTTGATTTTACGGGATGTACTAATAACATATCATCTGTAGGATTTACAAGTAACTTCCCAAGTCAAATTCAATCAATCTTAAATAATTCTTACCAACAATTTAATGGTGGGACATCAACTTTAAATGATGATATAACAGGAACAATATATGATATCATCACATTAGATATTCCTTCTTCAGGTCAAACAGTTATTGATTATTTCGGTTCTATTGATACTGATGATTATAATGTTTTACACCCAATTTTTTCTGCGGGAACTGAGAATAACAATTTTAGTGTTCCTTCAGTCTCTTTAGATGCAACTAATCTTGAATCACCATTAAATGATTCTTGGTATTACGCATTATTTGATAATACAGGAAATGGTAATTATACAGGTTTCTCATTCTATTCTTATGTAACGGGAACAACTGCTACATCAACATCAAGTAATTGTGCGTCATTCTACTCACTTAGTGTTGGAGGGTCGGTTACTTCATTTGGTTCAATCACAGGTGGAACAGGATATACCGCATCAACAACAGGATTAACAACAGTTAACCTAAGTGGTGTTGGTTCAGGATTAACGGTAGATGTGTCAGTAAGTGGTACTGGTGTTGTTACAGGGGTTACAATTAATTGTGAAGGTTCAGGGTATGAATTGGGAGACATTGTTCAGATAGTTCAGCCAGGTTCAGGTGGAGATGCGACCTTATCGATTATTGTCGGTGCAACTACTAATGGTATCATTAATTATAATACAAATACAATAAATGTATGTTTACCATCTGGGACATCAACTTGTGTATTATCTACGTTGGTTCCTACATTCAGTGCTTGTACGAGTGGTGTTAGTGTTAATTCAGTAATACAATCAAGTGGTGGAACCGCAAATAATTTCACGTCAGGTTCAGTAACATATGTGTTAACATCTGAAGATAGTACTTTAACAACAACTTGGACGGTTAATGTTCAAATAAATGATCCTTGTAATCCTTGTTCTTTCGCTAGTGGTGGAACACAAAATACAGGAGAAATAACAACTTGTTATTCAGGTCAAGTAGTAGGTAAATTATATCTATATACAGGTAATTCATTTACTGACTATGATGATATGGTAGTTGGAACATTAAGATCAAGAGGTATATCTGATTATGTTGATGGTACAAACCCAACATATGAAATAACAGGAGTTACTGATGTAACACTTGATATGACAGGACCTTACTCAGGAGTTGCAAAAAATCCTTATATGTCATTTGTTGTAAATGCAACAAATTATGAAGGAACTAATTATTCTTTTGAAACTTCTTTCACTGCGAGTGATGCTAAATACATACCTAAAGTGTTTGGAACTTCCAATTTTGGAAAACCAAGAAACGTTGTTCCATTAATGATGGAAGAAAGATTCCAAAACTTGTTAAATTACGCATACAAGAAAGGATACATTAGAGGTTTAAGTAATAACCTAATTTCTTTGAATTCTGCTCAAAGTGAAGAATCAACATCAATTGGATGGTACTTGGATAAATACCAATCACCAAGTTCTCCTTGGGTTGTATCTGAATTAAGAGGTACTAAAATTTATAACTTATTTAAGTTCTATACTATATCAGATGGTAATACGGCAAATACTGAAGTTAAAATATCAATTTCTGATATATCATTCGCAAATCAAACATTTACTGTATTGGTTCGTGATTATTATGATAACGATTCTGCACCTACAGTATTGGAGAAATTCACAAACTGTACGTTGGATCCAAGTCAAAATAATTTCATTGCGAAGAAAGTAGGAACACTTGATGGTGAATATGAATTGAATTCTAAATACATAATGGTTGAAATGAATGAAGATGCTCCGGTAGATGCGTTACCTTGTGGATTTGAAGGATTTAACTTTAGAGAGTATTCAGGAGCAATTCCTCCATTCCCAATTTATAAAACAAAATACGATTTCCCAGGTGAAGTAATTTATAACCCACCATTCGGTTTACCTACAGGTGGAGACAATTCTACAACAACAGGTGGTGATAACATAAGAAGAACTTATCTTGGGATGTCAAATTTCTGGGGTTATGATAG